TGGATTATGCTACCAAACGGTAGCAATTGTTCTCTAGGAGGTATATTTTATGAGAAGAGACAAGATGGCTTGGATTGGAATCCTATCGTTGGTTGGACTGTTAGCACCCGTAAGCAATGTTGCTAAGGCTGATGACTTTTCAACTGACAACAATTTAATAAGTAAATCTTCAGAAGTTAAGCCTGCCGACCACAAGTCGGCTTTTTTGGTTTCTAAGGTAAAAATATTAGAGCGTTTTGAAAATAAGACAAATCTAACAGATACAGAACTAAAGACTTTGCTATCTTTGGTTGGATTTGAGGGTAGGGACTTAGTGGTTGCTTGGGCTGTTGCAAAGAAGGAGTCTAATGGACGACCTTTGGCATACAACGGCAACCATAGAACAGGCGATTCTTCTTATGGGGTATTTCAAATAAATATGATAGACCAACTTGGTCCTGATCGCAGAACTAAGTTTGATCTTGAATCAAACGCAGAACTTTTTAACCCTGTTAAAAATGCAGAGATTGCGTATTATATGACAAATGGTGGAGAAGATTGGTCCGCTTGGAAGGGGTTGACTCCAAGAACTAAGTCTTGGATGTCAAAATTTCCTCACTAACTAAAATAAAAATAACCCTCTTAGCACAATGCTAGGAGGGTATTTTTTTATCTAAAAACTGCATTATTGATATGACTAATATTCAGACTATTGACATTAAAATGGCTTGGCAATGAAGAAACCCACAAAATAGATTCGGCAAGGTCTTCAGCAGTAAGCGCTTGATCTTTCTTTTCTTGTTGAGTATCTATAGTCCCTGGGCATATCTCTGTTACCTTAATGTTGTGTGATGGAAACTCTAACCTCATTGTCTCAATAAGACCTATCTCGCCTCGTTTAGCATTTGTATAGTTACCACCCCCAGGATATGGAACATTACCACCTATTGATGTTACAAAAATAATAGTTGGGGAGTTTGACTTTTTCATACATGGCACAAACAGTTGTGAAAGATACATAGGGCCAGAAACATTTATGTCATAGGCGATTCTAAAGTTTGCCATTGTTTCGTGCATAATGTCTGTTGGGCTAGATCCACCACCTGCATTGTTTACTAGAAGGTCTAATGTTATATTTTTATACTTTTCATAAAAATTTTTTATTTCGTCCGAATTTGTTATATCTAGTTTGTATGTTTCAACATTTTCAGACTCTAACTCAGAAACTTTAGAAAGGTTTCTTGAAACAGCAATTACTTTATATCCATTTTTAGACAAAAGTTTGACTGTTTCATAGCCAACACCCTTACTTGCCCCTGTGACTATTGCAGTTTTCAAAATTAATGAATCCAGTGTTGTGGAACCATGTACTTATATCCACTTTTTACCAGATGAGCGGTATGGTGGTATGGTGGAGATGGAGGAAACACGATAATGCTTCCTGCTTCTGGCTTCACATAAAACGTATAATTTCCTTCATCTTTGGCAATTTCAAAATCTGCATGAGGAGTCTGTGTCTTTAGTACGCCTTCTGGTGAGGCAATAGTAAATGAAATTTCTCCACCTTCATAATCATCATTTAGATACATAACAAAAGAAACCTTTAGTCTTTCGTCTCCCTCTTGTTGGTCAAAATGTGCACCCATAAAGGTTCCAGCCTGATACTTTTTAATCGGATACATAGGAAACAGTTTTGGTTCATCTGTAATTCCTTGAGATTTTGCATAGTCTCTTGCTACATCGTCAAAAGCCTTTTGTAATGTAGAGTAGATATAGTTATTTGATTCATCTTTTTCATCAGACAAAGAAATGCTCTTATCTGTACCGTAGACGTAGTGTTGTCCGCTGCAAGCAGCCCACTCTCCCCATTCGCTTGCATTGTCACTCTCAATGGCATCAACAAGTTTTTTTGGATCATCAATTACTTTTGTATAGTAATAAACCTTTTCTTCTAGTATCTGCTTGTCCATTTCTATCTCCATTTCCTAGTATTTGTTATTTTCATAAAAATCTTTAACTTTTATAAATCCCACCAGCACATATCTGATTGGGCCTTCCTCTACATGCCTTACACCATGGTTGAAATCGTCTGTTCCTGGAAACACGACTAAAGAACCTGGCTTTGGCTTTAACTCCAAATCTTTATCACTAAAAAACAACTCCCCACCATTATAGTTGTCATTTAAATAAATTATCGTAGCATACCTAATTGAAGGATCTGTATGCTGATCTGTATGAGCCTTTAGTTCAACACCTTCTTGCATTCTTTGCAGTGTTTTTAATCCGCTAGGCTCTAACGATGGATCTACAGAATTAACTAAACGACTTAGTTTAGTAATAACGTTTTCTACAATTGGGTCATTTGCAATGCTATAGTTTTTATCTTCCCAGCCCCTGGTAATTTCAAATTTACCCTCTGCAACCAAATTTTCAACATCGTCTCTTCCAAACTTTTCTAAACAAAATCTTGTTAGGTTTTTGGTATATTCAATGTTCCAGTCAGCCTCAGTTAAATTGTTAATAATATTTTTAAACTGTTGCAATTCATCTATAGAAAGAAAATCTTCTACAACCAACACATCGCTGATTGGTTCTTTAACAACAAAACCATCATCCTGTATTTTTTGTTTTAAAGATTGAATCATTTTTCTAAATCCTTGACAGGATATTTATTTCCATTTTGATCTATCTTATACCCATCTTGTAGTATCTTTTGCCACTCTTCTTTTTCTATTTTTTGGGCATCTCTAATCTTTTGCATTTCTTCTTTCCACTGCGCTCTTACTTCTTCTGGGTACTCTTCTTCTTGCTTGTCATCCCAAAATGAGCCTAGTGTATATCTAACACCCTTAGTTATCATTGTTACTTCATGCATATTATCAAATCCACCTGCAAACGCTGCCAACAAACCTGTTTTTGGTGGAATAACTATGTTGTGACTTGGAAACTGTAAAACTCCACCCTCAATATCATCATTTAAGTATAAGAAGGCAGCATACTTGCTTCTTGCAAATGGTCCAGAATTTCCCTCTGTGTCTGTGTTGTCTGAGTGTAGTGTTGCATATGCTCCTGGCTCCCACTTTTGAGTATGATATCCGATTTGTACCAGTTTAGACTCATCAATATCATGGACATATGAAACTGCTTTGATAATGCCCTTTTTTACATTTGAAAAAAAGTCAAATGGCAAGCCAATTTCTGCTAATTCGGGATCATTGTCTTGCGGGATAACAGAAGAGTATGACTCATAAAAAGAGATTGGCATCCAGGTTAGGGTGTTGTTTGTAGCCTGTAGGTCTAAAACCTCAATTGCCTTTTTAGATTCATCTTCTGTTAAAAAGTTTTCAAACAAAAGAATATCTTCTGTTAATCTAATTTTATTATTTAAGTTCATTTTTCTATGTCTCCATCTATTAGTGTTCTATGATACTTAGCATTTGGGTCTGGCTGCTTGTCTCCAGTATGTTCTAGAATTTCCCAAAAAAATGGACAGGTATATCTTATTCCACTTTTTATTTCAGTAACGCCATGAATATAGTTCATATCCCCTGGGAAAAAATATGCAGCGCCTCTTTTTGGTTTAAACTGAACCCCTTGTAGCGGAAAGTATAACTCTCCCCCCTCATAGTCTTCATTTAAATAAAACAAACTTGACAGATCGTAGTATGGAAAATCGTTTGGAAGTCCAGCGTCTACACCTTCGTGTAGTTCTTTGTCTGCATGTGGTTTTTGAAACTGTCCAGGTAACCATCTAACAATGGTTGTTCCTGTTGGGTTAACCTTTACCTTATAAAACTCTTCTACGATTGGCTTTAGTCTTTGAAATAGCCCTGCAATAATTGGAGCAATTGCTGGATCATTTTTATCTAATGTTGGGCTAGTTGCAACCCTATCTTTCCAATAATCTGAATCATATATTACGGTTCCATTCTCATTTACATGGCTCTGGGTAACATCCCAAATAGTTATAGACTTTGCAGCCTTTTCTAAAAAATCCATCTCTTCTTGAGTCATAAAGTTTTCTAACTCAACTATCATTTCTGGCCCATTGCCAAAAAATCCAGAAGGTGTAAGGGAAGCAGTCCTCTTTACAACCTGCATGTTTTCGTTAGTGTTCATAATTACATTATATCTCTTTTTTCTCTAGAGGATTATTGGTTTTACTAGTTGTATTATCGACCACAGACAGTTTTATTGTTTTTGCCTCATGGTGTCCGACTGACTCACCCTTTTCATTAACAGCATCTCTATACCAGTCTGTCCACTTTCCTGACTGGTTGATAACTTGTGCTGCCTCACCGTATGCTTGATTTGATAAGGCTCTCTTATTATCTATATCTAAATAATCAACAATATTGATTGTAGTGTTATTTATCATTGTTAATGATATAGGAATTATTGTTGCTATAGGTGTTCCTGCTTTTATTGTTACCTCTTTGTTAGCAGCCCTGGCTTTAATGGCTAATGGTAGCGGGTTGTCATAAAATGATGTACTTATCAAAGAAGACATAGTTTCAAAATCCAAACTAAAAGAATTTACTGGGTTGATTGTTAATAAACTAATATTTTCGTCAGATTTAAAAACTAACCCTGTATTAAAACTTAATGTTGATTGACCACGACCAGTATAAAGATATGGCTTTTGATCTACTATAGACACTGTATCTGAAGTAGTATCTGTTATACCGTTCCAAACAAAGGTAATGTCGTCTACACAAGAAAGGCTCCAACCAACCATGTTGGCCTGTCCGACTGGAAAACACCTATACGCATGTCCCTGTGGAGTTTCATCCATCCAATCTCTTTTAATAGACATGGGAGAAACTACTAGCGGACATCCTATCATTTTTTCAGCGGATAAGTTAATCATTAGAAATCTTTATGTCCTAACTTGTTTATATCAGTCATAATCACTACACAGTATTTAGTTCCAGACTTCATAGGAAGAGATGCATGCTCATAAATATAGTTTGAAGGGAAAACTGCTATATCTCCAACTCTTGGCTTATGAACATAGTTGTCTAATCTTGGAAACTTTAGTTCCCCTCCCTCATAGTCATCATTAATATAGATAACTGCAGATACTGTGCAGTTGTATGCTGGACCATGATCTGCATGGATATTGAAGTGTGTACCCTCTCCTTCATATTTTACAAAGTTAAAGGCTTCATAATAAACAACCTCTATACCCCAGTATCTGGCATAGTCATCTATACACAACTTTAGTTTTTCATATATCTCTTGATGCAAATCTATTAGTTCTGCGTTTGTGTTGTCTCTTGGCCCTAAATTTTCTTGCTTATACTTAAAGTCTACGCAATCTCTTGCCCTTTTAATTGGATTAGGAGAGTTTGTGACTGTAGCATCTGACCACTTGTATTTTTTATTTTGACCTAGATTAGACTCAAGAATATTAATATATCTATCAGCATCTTCTTTAGAAAAAGCATTTGTGTATATATTTAAACCTATACCTGGATTTTCAACATTAATAGCACCATTAAGTGACCTAACAACTCTGTTAGATACTGTCTCTGATCTATCTTTTGTAAACCAAACATTATTATTTTCATCATAGGTATTCATTATTCGTATCTCCTTGGTTCCCACACTTTATTCTTATATATACCGCCATCTGGAACTCTGTACTTGGCAGAATTTTTATAATTTTTTTCAGAAATTTTGGAAGGATCTTCTAGATTAACTTCTGACTTCCAGTCTTCTCTTTTAAATGGTATTAATTGTGCATAAGGTGTGCCTTCGGGAATAATACCTTCAAACCCTTTTGCTAAAAAGAAAGGCATTGATCCAGGCAAGTGAACCTTATCGTTATCAATAATTCCAGATGTAGTTAAAAATGGTAACTCATACCTATTAAATGGTTGTGAGTACAGTATGCTGTATCCTGTAGGTGTTTTTATTTCCCACTCTGAAAACCAAGCAAAATGATTTTCATAATATCCTCTTGGATGTTCAAACTGTGGCATTTTTGGTCTTGGAACACAAAAATCTTTATATTTAGCATCAGCAATTGTAACTGACATAGTGTTAGGGCTTCTTTGAACAAACTCTATGTCGCAAGGAGTTCTAAGAGTGTACCCTGTACCCATAACATCAAATATTGCAGGACATGCTTTCCATGTTGGGATTTTGCCACCAACATTTGGATCTTCCCAATATTCTCCATCTTGCTTTTTAGCAAATCTGTCTGCCTTTCTATACCAATCTGGAATAGTTTTTATAATTGGAGTTGGCAAAGACGAATCGTCTAAAGTTATCCAAGGTTTGTTTGATGTAAAGGTTATTGTGTTGCTCATGATCCAGTTTCTTGATAAAATTCTGGCTTATGATATTTATCACTATAATCAAGCATAGTAACCAAAGAATACTTTGTTCCATTTTCAACTGGCATTGCTCTATGTGAATACATATATGTTGAAGGAAAGATTACAACATCTCCAGCAACTGGTCTATACAAAATATCTTGATGCTGGAAGTGAAGACCTCCACCCTCATAGTTGTCATTAAGGTATGCAACTAAAGAAACTGTACAGTTATATGAAAACCCATGGTCGTGATGGTATTGGAAGTGATCTCCCTTTTCATATTTAATAAAATTAAATGCTTCCCAATATCTTAGGTTGTGAATATTAAATTTAGCACAATAATGATCTACTACTTCTTTTTGCGTTGTATAGCAATCATCCCAGATATTGGCAAGTTGCTTATACTCTTCTGTTCCATCATCATAAAGATCACTCTTCTTATACTTAAAATCTACGCAATCTCTGTAGTCTGGCATCAACTCTTGGTACCCTACATATGCTGGTTGCCAGGCATATCTGACTGGATTGCCGTCAACAATATTTTCATTTCCACCCAGGACATTTTCTAGTCTTTCTGGAATGTTTAAATCTCTTGGCAAAACATTACTATAAACAAGAATGCCACTCCCAAGATCTTTTACTGTTATACCTTTGTGCTCTAACGTATTCATAATTACCCCTTTCTTAAATTATATCATAAACTATATTCTATGTCGGAAATCCACATAGGAACGCTATATCTTACAGAATTAATGCTATCTACACGATGTGCAAACTGATCATCAAAATCAATTCCGTGTGAA